CACTTCCATTATCAAACTCACCTTCAGTAACAATTCCTGCTACCTGACCATAATTCTCAACTCTGTCTCCAGCATTAATTGTTACACTACCATTATCAATAGCATCAGTTACAAATACTACTGATTCTGTGGTGTAATCATATACTTTTGCTTCGTCACCACTACTGAATCCAAACAGTGATCCACTGCCCTGATATCCTACTCTTGCAAATGCCTCTGGATTTCCACCATGGAATCGTAAACCAATGACATCTCTTCTAACAAATTGTCCTGTCGCAACATCACGACCAACAATGTAAATTTGATTAAATGGTTCGTCAAGAGCTTCGTCAACGCTACCGCGAAGTCTAAGTGAACCAGAACCAAAATATCCTTTAGATATATTTGGAGTATCGCTACGTCCTGCAAAAGTAAATAGTCCGAAGGGATTACTTCCGCCGAGATCAACAACAGTTCCGTTGTCAGTCTCTCCTTCGGTAACTATTCCAGTTACCTGACCATAGTCATGAGAAGAACCTACAGCAGCGACGACCAGACCGTAGTCGGCATCGCTACCATAGGCTATGATTGAATCTAAGTTATAACTATTAGTTTCGCTGCTATCAGCGGCACCAGAAATTCGCAGTGTTCCAGAACCGCCAATATATGGAGCAACCATTCGCTCCAGACCACTACCAATTTCAAATAGTGAACCTGAACCTGTCCATGCTTGTTTTGTGACAACAATAGCACGCTCACGCAGCACAATTGGTTCCGCAATCGCAACAAAAACTACAGCAGCAGAGTTTTCTTCTCCGCCACTGAAGTTAATATTACCTGATACTGGATACGTTGTTTCAGTAATCCAAACGTCCTCATAATCAATAGATCCAGTAACTTCATTTACAATATAATCTTGACCTACAGGTACAATTAAAGTGTCATGAATGACACCAGGGGTGCCGTCCTGAACAATGTAATCAAACATCTTGACGCCATGATCCACCACGGTCGTAGCAACATCAGTGATGCTACCGAGATCCTCGGTTTCATAAACATGAATCTGTGATGAATCGTAAATATAGACGTTGTTCATTAAGTTCCCGTTGCATTAAAAGGGGGGACATAAATCCCCCCACAAAGAAACATAACAAATAAGATGTATACTATATATCAGTCGAGGCTGACGTTAAGTGTGATCTTAATTTGGTCACCGTTGTTCTGAATTGGGTATGGACCATTTGTGAATCTCTCAGCGAACATAATGCTGCTGTGGAGAGTCAGGTCACCAGTTCCCTGCAGAGCAGGTACGGTGTGGAACGTGTTTGCATCAGGTACTTCAAATACGGTATAAGTACCAGCAACAGCGGTCGAAGTTGTACCCTGAGCGATGTAGATAACATCACCAACAACCAGACTATGACCAGTAGCACTTACTTTGCTGTAGTCAAGAGTGATGGAAGAGTCGGTAGCAACCTGAATGTTATCAGTCAGATCAGCACTGAGGTAGATGATTCTCAGGAGACGATCAATACCGATGATTGTTGTGTTTGAAGGAACAGCGTTGTTGCCTCCAACAGTCATACCAACGCAGATATCATCCATGATGGATGCAACGTTAGGCAGAGTGATAAAGTTCTGACCAACAGTACCAATACAAGGATCAGAGTTGTCACCCTTGTTCAGAGTTGTAGCAGCAGAAGCGGCAGCAGCATCCTCAACACCATGGATTGCCATTGGCAGGTTATTTGCTCTTGCCAGATAGTAACCATAGATGTTACCAGCGGCAGCTGAGAATGTGAAAGTTTGCTCGGGATATGTAGCAGTTGTAACTCCACCAGTGAAGTTGATTGTTCCTGAAACAGCACCAGAGTTAGCAACGGTCAGAACGACAGTTCCACCATCTACTCTAGAAACCTTAGCGCCAGAACCGATTCCAGTACCAGAGACGAGGTTACCTACGCTAATCGTGCCAGTTACGCTGGCAACTGAGATAGTGTATGCACCCGAAGAACCAGTGCCAGTACCAGAAGCGATAGGATCGCCAGCAGTAGAAATCGCCCAACGGTTGCCATTCAAGAGAATACCTGTCTGGTTGGTATAGTCTTGATCAGCGCGATTATTTACTGCGTATGGATAGTTGGTTGTTGGACCAGTACCATAACCATTGGTGTTACCATCAGCATAAGGCTCATAGTAAGCAGTCTGTGAAGGAACATCTCCTTCAGCAGGTGTTGTGTTGGATGTGTAAAGCTTAAGAATTAAGTTTCTGGGAATTTCGTGAGTAGCATTCAGCAAATAGCGAAGCGACTCCAATTCACCAATATTTGGTACTAAAAGTGCCATTTAAAATGATCCTCCAAGGACGTTTGAGTTATCTGTTTATATTTATAAATTTACTTTCAAAGCGATAGCAAATTTTTTGAGTGATGTAGAAACATTTATCACCTCATACTGTAGGATGTCACCAGCATTTAACTGCTTTGTCCATCCAGTTAAGGTAATATCAGATTTTTTTACTTCATTATTTAGTTCGGGTCTGCTGTTACCACAAATTGAAGTTCCAGCAGGAAAATCATCAAAATTACATTTTCTAATATCAAGTTCTAATGTTCCGAGATTATCTGCCAATAATATAAACGACTGAATATTTCCAGTCACATCAATGGTCAGATAACCTTTGTTTCCAATAGTCATTGGTCTAGAACCATTGTCAACAACATAGTTGATAGTTCTAGTTAAATCAGCAGTATTTGCTAATGCTACACCAAAGAAAGGAACACTTGAACTAGCGGGAGGAGTTGCGAATGTAATTTGATCACCAGATACGGTATAACCAACTCCTGGTTCTAAAATAACATTATCCATAGAGATGATCAATTGCTGATCATTCAATGCTTCATAAGCATCCCCACTAACTGTTAGTGGAAATACTGTTCTACTGCCATCAAATAATGATGTTAAACTATCCAGAATTAAATTCTGATATTGAACACCTTTAGATGGAGCTTCATAATTAAGACCAATGCTATAATCATTGGCAACATTCTGAGTAACATCAAAGTTAGTAGTACTTACTTCGTAATTGGCCACTATACTGTTACTCCTGGTGTTACCGTTGCAATTCCTTCAATGAATCTAGTCTTTACTCCACTCGCAGAAGTCAAGACCAAATCATAAACATATCTTCTTGGTTTCAGGGTAGTAGTGACTGTATCACTTAAACTAATTTTTAAAATACCTTTACTCCTATCAGCAAAAGTAACTGTAAACGGTGTTGCAGCACTTGAGGTATAATAACTAGTCTTCAGTTTTGCCTCTGCAGTAAATCCAAGAAGATTTACCGAGGCTCCATCTGAATTCTTGATAGTAAAGGTCGCTGAGAAGTCAGTACCCTGCTCTATCACTAGGTTAATTGTAATTGCGGACATGTACTAAAAAAGACCTTCCTTGTTATTTATAAGGAAGGTCTTTAAAGTTATTCTGCTGCTACTGGTTCTGCCTCAGCAGTTTCTTCAGTTGCTGACGGCGGATCCATAATGTCAATTGCCTCAAGAGCACCTTTTAGTTTCAATGCAAGTTCACGCTTTGCCTGGAGTTGTGCCTCAAGATTCTTGATTTCAGTAACAGCATTTTCAAATTGGGTCGTAAAGTTCTCACGAAGAGTTGCGGGTTCCATGTTATTCCTCAGTTCAGGATAATTATACTACGATTTATTTAGTGTGTCAATCAAGCTTTATTCTCAAGATCCGCCATAGGACTTGCATAAATTGCAGAATCTACATCAAGACTAGCAGGATGATTGATAGATCCATCAGTGGCAATTAGTGGATCGGGAAGACTGAAATTGCTTCCTGTTCCTGTACGGCTAACATAAAGATCCATAATTTGAGCATCATTCACATTATATGCTGTTCCACTAACGCCATAAATGACAATTTTTTCATTGGCCCCAAGACTATTACCAGAGACACCAGAAGTTGTGCTAACTACTGAAGTGCCATCAACAAATCCACGAAGTGTAGACCCAGATCTACTTAATGCAACATGATGCCAGTTGCCATCCTCTAAATCAGTAGCACTACTATCTACTCTAGATCCTCCATTATGTCTAATTCCAATGGTTCCACTATTGTCAATCGTTTCAAAATAAACATAACCGCCAAATAAATCAAGACCAAACTGTCTGGAAGTTGACCAGTCATTCCATTTAATCCAGAATCCAACAAAGAAATCTGAAGATTCTGCATTAACTAAATCAAGTCTAAATCCACCATCAAAGAGTCTTGTGCAACCACCTTTATAATGACTCCAGTCAGAATTACTAATATTAGCAGCAAGATCGCCACCATTAAATCCAGAAGCATCTGATAAAATCTTACCATCAACTTCAATAGCCATAAAACCAGCATCGTAACTAGAACTGTCAGTTCTTACAAAGTACATACTATTGATAGTACCACCACCAGTTGCTACATCTACCCAACTATTTCCAGCATGTTGGACAAATGACCCACTATTTACTTGAGATTTAGTAACGTTATTGTTATCATATACTCTTACTTTGTCAGTGAAAGTAATTGGTGTTGATGGTGTAAATGTGAGACCACCAGTACCTTCAGATCTACCACCACTTGTACTCAAACCACCATGAAATCCATTCAGTGGAGTTTTCAAACCACCAGATGAAAGCATATTACTATACACCTGAGCATCTTGTGGCATGTCATAACCACCATTGTTTACTACGTTAGAGTAGTAATTTGGATTATTAGGTGATTGGTGAAGTTGAATGGGTGCTCCGTCAACAGATCCTGCAGGAGCATTGGATCCATAAAAGCGGAAATGTCTCAGTTTATTTGCAGTCTGCCCATAAGGTTGGAACCAATGTACGCTATCAGGATATGCTCCAGAAACTGTAGTTGTTGAACTATTAGAACCAGAAGCCCATCCAAGATATCTTGTTTTTACTTTAATTGTGGCACTGGCAGTATCATTGTTAAATCCAGAATGACTCCAATGTTCACCGTCATTAGAAGACCATAAGTATCTGGCACTAAAATCAGTAGAAATTGAATATTCAACGTAGTCTGGAATATCTTCTAACATTACACTATCAACTTCTACAGCTTTTAATTCTACTGAAGAACTACCACTAGCATGATAGAAAGTAATTGTTTCAAGTAATGAAACACCATTAATTGTTAACCAACTATTATTGGGAACACTACTACCAAGATTTGTTCCATTAACAGTAAAGTGACCAGCAGCAGGACTACCCGCTTTATTCAGATACATTCTCAAGGAACTACCGACAGCAATTCCACCACCAGACATACTTGTAAAGTCAAATGTTACTGTGGAATTATCAGCTGGTTCACAAAATGTCGTCACAGCGCCATCAAATGCTTTATATGGAGCATGATTATATCCATTAGATGCACTTGCATAATCACTAAAAACTTTAGCTCTAATAACTTGAGCACTATTAACTCCAACGCCACCATTATCTGATCCTAATCTACTTCCAGTTACACCATCTCCCCATGTGGACCAAGTATAATCTTTTACAAATTTACCAACAGTTGTCGTTCCTGTATCAAAAGAATTTGATGAATTATCAACACCAAACATAAGAGGGGCAATAGTACCTCCACCGCTTCCTCCACCACCAGAGGATCCACCATAACCGAGTAACATTTGTTGCATCATCAGCTAATACCTCCACCAGAGATGTATGCTTTACCACCTGAACCACCCTCAGCAAATAAAATTGTGCAAACAGTTCTTGCTGCTAAGGTTTTATTGCCAGTAGTTCCATCAGCGGCATTGTAAAGATTTAAGGTATTACCTTCTTCAATAGTTACGTTATTAGAACTGTTTGCGACAATTGTAATCATATCACCAGCGGCGAATATATTATCAGGAACTGCAATTGTAACACCAGCATCAACTCTTACATGTTTTCCTGCATCTTCAGCAACTAAGGTGTAATTAACAGATTGAATATTTTGTCCAAGTCTTCTCAGCGAACCCATTGAGTCAGTGATAGTGCCCGCAAAGATGGCATCACCATTCATTTTCAGCGTGATGTTGGCACCAGTAGGAGTGACATCTCCAATGTTCTGAACAGTTTCACCCAAGTACCAAGCATCTCGTCTCAATGTTGCTCTGTATTCACCAGCGGTTGGACGATTGAAGTTTAAGTATCTCTGTGTTGTTGCATCAGATCCATTGATATAAACCTCGTTATCAAATGAACCACCAGTAGTTGCTGTTAGAGTACCAGTAACTTTCAGACCAATATTAGTTTCCCATACTGTGTCGGTATTATTATAAGTAATCGTCTTGTCTGTCGTTCCCTTCAATGTAATTCCACCACCATCGGCTGTGGTATCAGAAGGAGCAGCACTAGCGCCAAGTTCAATGTTCTTATCTTCTACTACTAAGTTGGTAGCATCAATGGTAGTTGTGGTTCCAGAAACATCAAGGTTACCTACAAGATATAGATCCTTCCAAACAACAACTCTTTCATTACCATTATCAGTTCTGAACTGCATATAGTCATTGCTACCTTCTCTAATTCTTAATGCGTTTTGTTCATCATCTGGAATAGAAATAACATTATTTCCACTCGCATTCACAAAACTAAGATCAAACTTAAGTTTTAATTCATTATTAATAGTAGTATTTCCAGATTGAGTTGAGTTACCAATATTAACGGTATTATTGATGAATACATCAACAGTATTAGATGATGACAGTAATTCGCCACCGTTTACATTAAGGTCACCAGAACAAACAACGTCATCACTTAGAATATTGAAATTAGTATTTCCGCCGCCACCAGCAACACCCATGTTAATGGTGGTTGCAGCACCAAATGCGTTAACTGTTGTTGCTACAGTATTAAAAAGAGCTTGTGTAGTCTCTGATCCGACAATCGTAGGATTTCTAAGGGTTAGAGTTCCAGTTGTTGCGCCAAGACGAATCGCAGTACCAGCACCAAATGCCTCTACAGTTGTAGCATAATCATCAAACAGATCTACAGTTGTAGTAGTGGAAGGAACTCTAATATCACCAGAGTCTACCTGAAGATACCCCGTAAATGTTGAGTTCTCATCAACACTCAAAGTATCAATACTAGCGGTGCCATCAATATATAAGTTGTTCCATTGCTTAGAAGAAGAACCTAAGCTATAATTCGCAGTGCTATCTGGGACAATACTGGAAGTAAGTTCTGCATTGAAAACAATATTATCTGTATTGAGATCACCGAATGTCAGAGTACCACCTGATCCAGCACCTGCTCTAAATGTAATATCTCCGTCTACTTCTAAATTACCAGCAATGGCAAGACCAGTGCTCAATCCAATCTTATTTGCATCTACCTTATAAAAACCTTGACCAGCATCCCAATATAAACTTGGAGATGCTAATGAACCAGCATCCATTCCATGGGTCTGGTTAACTAAATCAACATCACCATTGACGATCTCATTGATGCCACTGACAAGTACATTCGTCGGCGTCAATAACGTTGATGCATCACCAACATCAGTGCCGATGAGGTTAATCATCTGGCGCTGTTGTTCAAACGTAAAGCTTGTAAGGACTTCTCTAATTGCCATTGGTAAGTTTCTTTAATAACTGCTTGATTTCATCAAGTTCTTGCTTCAAAGTATTTATCTCCGAAACCATCCCTTCTCTATTTGCTTTCGCTTTCATATAACGCTCATAGTCTGCGCGACTAGAGTTAATCACAGCACCGCTATCAGGATCCCGATAGAGGTTGCTGTGACCTTCAACTTTCATTTTACTCATGAGTGTGCAATTACGCGGAGATCTTCAATTCGTGGAGCAAGTGCTGGATTACTTCCAGCAAACACAATCTTGATAGCAAATGCGGAGAATGGTTTCAAATTGTTTGCAGTGTAAACATATTCTAGATAAGAATTCATATCCTCAACAGATGGCGATAATGATTTACCTTGCTCTGGAGTAATACTTGAATTAAAATCAGAAAGTCCAGTACCATTAAAATACTGCCATCCAATATCAGTGAAGTTATCAGAACTTCCATCTGGACGAATCTTGAATAAGACCTTTACATTTTCATTGCTAAACAAGTTAGCTGTTAATTTACAATCCAAAGATGTTGCGGGACTATCGAGACTTACTTCTTTTGTAATGTACTTAGAAGCACTAGAACTATTAAATGTAGTCTCATCAACATAAAGGAATCCATTGCTCTTAGAAACACCACTGACGAGTCTAGCAGTCACTGGAGAAGTTCCTGCATTTGTATCATCAATTCTATCATTTACAGAGAAGAGATCGTCTGTAATTACTTTAACTTTAAGATTTCCAGTTCCAGAATCCCATCCAATAACAATACCAGTCTTGATTGTAATGCCTGCCAAAGTCGCACTTACAGCACCTTGAGCCACAGGTTGTCCGTCAACGAATGTTCCTGTGATATCAATTAATTCAAGTACATCACCATTGACATTTACAATTTGAGCAGATGCACCAGATCCAGATTGAGTTAATCTACTAGCACTATCGACTGTATTGATAAATGATCCTCCAGATACACCAGTTACAGTAAATTGTCCAGCTTCAACAGTATCAGGAGAAACTGTAGATACAGTAAAATCAGAAGTTGTTGGTAGAACTAATGTTTGTGAGATAGCACCAAATCTATCTTCATTTCCTTTTGGATCATCCATTCTTGTTGCCGCTGTAATCAAGTTGCAACGATTGACATCAAGAACAGGAGAAAGATTATCTTGGTCTGTGCTCATTGAAATAGTATATGTAACAGACTTATTACCATTCAACAACGAAGCTTGATTGCGATAGACTTCGTTTACAGATGAAGCAATAATTCTAGATTCTTCAAAGTAGTAGTTATCATTTGGACTTACATTAAATGTAGGAGAAATTTCATATTCGTTAGCATCTTCCGTTTCTGGGAAATCAATTGGTCTACCATATGCAGTCTTAATATTTTGCGATACCTCTGATGATGGGAACGTTAACATTGCAACCTGTGGTGTTGCAATTTGATATAACTTATTGGTTGTGGCGATAACATTAGAACCACCACCAGATCCACTACCAGTCATGTTTACATTCTCGGCATTCCATAATGTACTATCAATCATGATACAATAATCATCAAGACCAACATTTTGAACGGAGTGGAAACCATTAATCAATGTAACTGGAATTCCATAAATTGAATTATTTGCTCCAGACCCCGAAACATTTTTAATAATGACAAAATCACCTTCCTTCATCCCATGGTTAGGATGATTGATTCTAAGAACTTTTTGATTTGTTCCAAAGAGTGCAGAAGAACCATCGGTATTATCTACAGTGATTGGATTATCTGGAAGGTCCGCAAAATCAAGGTCTTCATTTTTAAATTCAATTGATGCAGTTGAGTTAGTCTCAAATAAACATCTATTCACATTAAATTTAATTGCTTCTGCAGAATCTTCAGACCATGCTGTGGAATTTTGGGATTTGAATAAAGACCCTACATTAGATTGGGCAGATGCAATAACAGAACTTCCAGTAAGTTTGTCTCCAATCTTAGCACTGTAAATTTCATAATCAGGTGATGAAGATGTAACTACAAATGCATATGTTAAATCATTTTGGAGGTACACTGGTGATGGGAACTTAAATCTAGTCTTTGTGTTGCCATCAGACGAGGTTGAAATTCCCATTCTAACAGCAGGATTAGTCATCCTGATAAATGCTGTTGCCGTTGCTTGTCCGTCACCACCATTGATAGTGACATTAGGAGCGGTATAGTAATTTGAACCTCTATTTGTCAGTTCAACTTCATAAATTTTTCCATTATAAATTTTGGCAGTAGCAGTGGAATTTTCGCCAAATGTTCCGCCATTCTCGCCAAAAACATTGACTGATGTTGTGGTACTGTCATAACCAGATCCAAATGATGTTACTTTAATTCTATCAACAACACCAGAATCTTCATCGATATTAAATGTTGTTGTAGAAATAGCAGGAGCTCTATCTACAGTAAACGCTTCTCCTGGGATAAATTCTTTTCCATTATGATTTGAAAGAATTAAATTATACCTAGTATCAGTTGTAGTAACTGTCAAATCTGCTTTAACTGTTCCTGATGCTCCTGATGTTGTCCCTTTAATAGTTTCTCCTTTGCTGATAGTTTCACCAGATGGAACATTTGTATTGATCTTGATTCTAAGTTGAGTATCAGATTCAAGTGTGGATTCACTAAGTGGAACTACATTTCTAGTTGGCAATCCACCATTAGTATCAACCAAATAAACTGTTACTGGTCTATCAGTATCTGTATCTGAAGGAGTTTGCTTAGTTTTGAAGTATAGATCTACACTCGATGCAAACATTCCACCATCAAACCCAGAAACTCTAAAGGTTTGTGCGACAGGATCCAATAAACCAGTTTGATTTACATTAACCAAAGAACTTCCGATATATTGAACTGTGTCGGAGTTTGTGGTAGATCTTCTGTTGATATAGGGGACCCTTGTAGATTGAATTGATGTAGTAGATGTATCAGGAAGACCACTTACAGTATATACTGCTTCGGCAAACGTAACTACATCACTAGAATTACTAGAGTTGGTAGAACTAGAACTTAATCTTAATGATTTAGTACCAGCAACAAAAGATCTCTTAGTACTAGCATTATCATAGAATGAATTGGGAGAATT